CAAGCGTTTCGGTTTGACCAACGGACTCACTGACGATATAATGGCACTGCTGAAGCGTCGCGTATATGATATGGCGGCGATTGTGGGCAAGGGCGTCAAAGTCAAGTTCAACGATGACCTGATTCCCGTCAAGAGTTTCAAACAGTATATTGACTTGTTTATTGGGACAGATACCCCGCGTGTGTATGAGGAATCGGGAGAGCGATGGGAGTATGCGGTTTGCCTCTCGAAAGACTCTGACTGTTTGTCTAAAGAATTCAATCAGATTTCTTGGGTAAATGGGATATACACGAGTGATGGTGGCAAACATGTGGAATACATTCTGAATCAAATCACCAGGAAATTGGCTGACTATATTGAGACCAAGAAGAAGGTCAAAGTAAATCCGTCGTATATCAAAGAGCAGCTCTCAATATTTGTCCGATGCGATATTGAAAACCCCGTATTCAACAGTCAGACCAAGGAGTATATGAACTCACCGGTTGCAAAGTTCGGATCAACTTGCACTGTCGGCGACAAAGTGATTGAGAAGTTGGCGAAGATGGGTGTCATGGAAGCAGCATGTGCGCTGACAGAATTAAAGGACAACAAGGCGGCAAAGAAAACTGACGGACAAAAGACCAAGAATGTGCGCGGTATTCCCAAGCTGACTGACGCTAACTGGGCTGGAACTGACAAAGCCAAAGACTGTATGCTGTTGTTGTGTGAGGGAGATTCAGCCAAGTCGGGTATCATTTCCGGATTGTCGTCTGATGACAGGAATACAGTTGGTGTTTATCCGTTAAAGGGAAAACCCATGAATGCTCTAGGAGAGAGTGCAGCAAAGATTTCGGCGAACAAGGAAATCACTGAAATCAAGAAGATTCTTGGATTAGAGTCGAAAAAGGAATACAAGACGATCGAAGATGTGCATAAGAATTTGCGATACGGGAAGATCCTCTTCATGACCGATCAGGATTTGGATGGCAGTCACATCAAGGGATTGTGCATAAACCTATTCCAAACGGAATGGCCGTCACTGGCGAAGATTCCAGGATTCATTGGATTCATGAACACACCCATCTTGAAAGCGAAGAAGGGGAATTTTGAGATGGAGTTTTACAATGAGGGTGAGTATGAAGAGTGGAAGGCAGAAAATGATACCAAGGGATGGACAATCAAGTATTACAAGGGTTTGGGAACAAGCACGGGTAAGGAGTTCCGCGAATACTTTGCAAAGAAGAAGATTGTGGGGTTCGAGCACAGTGGCATCAAATGCGATGATGCAATCAATATGGTGTTCAACAAGGATCGGGCAGATGACCGCAAAGAGTGGTTAGAGGATTATGACCGAGAGTTATATTTGGACACCAATCGAACTGCTGTATCGTATGATGAATTTATCCATAATGAGCTAATCCATTTCTCCAAGTACGATTGTGACCGCAGTATCCCGAACTTGATGGACGGACAGAAAACCAGTTTGCGAAAGATTCTGTTTGCCGCATTCAAGAAGGGGCTCACCAGCGAAATCAAAGTCGCCCAGTTTTCAGGGTATGTATCAGAGCATTCGTGCTATCACCACGGTGAGGCGTCGCTCAATGGCGCGATTGTTGGAATGGCGCAGAATTTTGTCGGCTCCAACAATATCAATCTGTTGATTCCCTCTGGTCAGTTTGGCACTAGGTTGAGAGGGGGCGACGACAGCGCTTCGGAGAGGTATATCTTCACAGCTTTGAGCAAGATTACTCGGACCCTATTCCCTGCGGTAGATGACAATGTGCTGAACTATTTGGACGATGATGGAACGCCGGTAGAACCACAATTCTATGCGCCAATTATTCCGATGGTTCTTGTGAATGGTTCCAAAGGAATCGGTACTGGTTTCAGCACGAACATTATGTGCTACAATCCGCTGGAGATTATTGATTACTTGAAGGTGAAGTTGGCAGATAAGGGACTCGTCTTGGAGAATGATTTCGTGCCATACTATGAGGGATTCCAAGGCACGATCGAGAAGGTTGCCGACAAGAAGTTTGTAGTCAAGGGCAAGTATGAGGTTTTGAGTCCTGACAAGATTCGTGTCGTGGAGTTGCCAGTGGGATACTGGACAGAAGATTTCAAGGAGCTTCTGGAGCACTTGATTGATCCTGGACAAGATAAAGCGGGCAAGAAGATCCTGCCAACAGTCAAGGACTATCAGGATATGAGCAAGGACACGAATGTTGATTTCACTATCCAGTTCGTGAAGGGCAAGATGGATGAGCTGGGCAATCAGGGAATTGAGAAGGTATTGAAGCTCGCAACGACTTGCACCAGCACCAACATGCACTTGTTCGATGCGAATGACAAGTTGAAAAAATACGATACAGTAGAGGCGATTATCGACGACTACTTTGTAACACGCCTTGCACTGTATGGAAAGCGAAAGGAGTTCATGATCAAGGCATTGGAGCGAGAACTAATGCTGCTATCCAACAAGGCCAAGTATATCCAGGAAAATCTAGATGGCACGATTGATTTGCGTAAGAAGAACAAGGAGCAGATTAACAAGATGCTTGCTGGTTACGATGTTATTGATGGCGACAGCGACTACAAGTATTTGACAAAGATGACGATGGACAGTGTGACTGACGAGAATGTCGCAAAGCTGTTTGCAGAGCACGCGCAGAAGCAGTTAGAGTTGGAGACTGTTAAGGCCACTACGGAAAGACAAATGTGGTCATCGGAACTGGACAAGCTCAAAAACGAGTATGTCTTATACAAAGATGAGAGACAAAGGCTCATGGCTGGAGGAACCGAAAAGCCTAAGAAAAAGGTTGTTAACAAGGGTGTCATCAAGAAATAAAATATTATGTGAATATATAAACACATGTCATCGTGTTGTAATCATTCAAAGAGGGCCAAAACATGTAAAAGAGTTACCGATGGTAAATTTTTTAATTTACCCAGAAGATTTACCAGGAAAGATTGTAGGAATGTCAGAGGATTCACAATGCGTTCCTCTTGCGCACCATACATTGGGTGCAATCAGAAAGGTGGTAAAAAACAAAATAAACAGGCTGTGTCATTATTGAACAGCAATGGAATAAAAGGAACAGTTGTATTTACCGAAGTGTCTCGACGACAATTGAAGATAGAGTATGAGATCTACGGGTTGGCAGATGGAAAGCATGGGTTTCATATTCACGAATACGGAGACATGACGGAAGGTTGCAAAAGCGCGTGCGCCCATTTCAATCCTTTTGGGAAACAACACGGTGGTCCCAACTCGAAAGAACGACACGCAGGCGATTTAGGTAATGTAATTTCAAAAGACGGGCAGGCCAAAGGTGTTCTATATGATAAAGTCTTGTCAGTTGATTTCAAAAAACCAGCGTGCATAGTAGGAAGAATGGTGATCCTCCATAAAGACGAAGATGATCTGGGGTTGGGTGGTAATGACGATTCGCTAAAAACTGGTAATGCAGGAGAGCGTATTGCGTGTGGTGTGATTGGACTAAAAAAGGTGGATTGTTAGTTGATACATAATATGTTGATACCAAATAAAATAATATAGAGTTATGTTATTTTATGAATTATATGAGCAAAACGATTCTGGTTACTGGTTCATCTGGCCTCGTAGGTTCCGCGATACAAAAAATTTCACCTTTATATGATTATAAATTTATTTTCTCTGGGACAAAAGATTGTGACCTGACCAACTATGAAAAAACAAATGCATATTTCAACAAAGAGCGGCCTGATATTGTCATTCATTTGGCCGCATGTGTCGGCGGACTATACAAGAACATGAACAACAAAGTGCAAATGTTCGAGCAGAACTTGTTGATTAATTACAATGTATTAAAGTGCTGTCACAACATCGGAGTAGAGCAGTGCATCTGTGTTCTCTCTACTTGCATTTTTCCAGACAAGACAACATACCCGATCGATGAAACAATGCTGCACAATGGGGCACCTCACTGCTCAAATGATGCTTACGCATATGCGAAGCGAATGATGGAAGTTCATTGCGCTGCTTACAACGAGCAATACGGGACAAATTACTCGTGCATTATCCCAACGAACATTTATGGTCCGTATGACAACTTTTCACTTGAAGATGGTCATGTGATACCCTCGCTGATACACAAATGTTACTTGGCGAAACAACAAGGAGCGCCGTTTGAAGTGCGAGGAACTGGCGCACCGATCCGTCAGTTTATCTTCTCACAAGACCTTGCTGTTTTGATCATGGAGTCTATTGGTCGATTGAAGAGAGAAAATATGATAATCGCACCAGATGATGAGTATTCGATCAAGGATGTTGCCATCATGATTGCACAAGAATATAACTACGAGGATAACATTGTATTTAATTCGATCTATTCAGATGGTCAATATAAGAAAACTGCAAGCAATACAAAGTTACTTGAGATGTTTCCCAAATTTAAATTTACACCAATTGAACAAGGGATCAGAGAATCAGTTGATTTCTTTAAATACAATTACAGCAATCCTAATTGTCGGAAATAACCAAAAGTGGAGTGGATTAGAACCACCTTTCTAATCTTATCAACATGCTTATAAAATTTTTGTTTGAGAACAATTTTTCTCCACTTTTCTCAAAAGTGGATTAGAACCACGGTTTTAATACAAGCTGGCGATCAGTGTTGTTTGTCATGACCGGATGCGGGATTGGAACCACCAGAGTGCTCACATCACTCATGTATTTCACATACCCCTGAGCCTCGCTATACACCTGTTGGATACAGTAATTCAGCACAATCTTGTTCAAATCCGCAATTTGCTGAGGAATCTTGTCAGGAAGGTTGGCAGAGTTCTGCAAAAAAACGCTTCGCATGACAATCTGAAGTGAGTCACAATCTTGAGGTCCAACCAAATACTGCTGATTCGACTTCTTATATACTCCCGCGCGAATTCCATTTTGAAGAATTTGGATGTTTTGCTGAGAAAAGAATGCTATCGACAGAGCGGAATCATCCCACAAGCCTTCGGTCGGATTCCTAAATGTTGCGCATTGATTTGCAGGTATTTTGTCATACATATTGAACAAATATGATGTGTCCGGACCTTGAATATTTACACGCCCGTTGTAGTCTGTTTTTGTATAATTCACTTGGTTCGTATTCATTTATTATAACCAAATAGAAAAATTATATTTATTTATTCTATATAAGAATGGAGTTTCGAGCAATTGTTGTATTAGTAGCACTGATCGTATTGATAGTTGTATTATCAGTTATCGGGTATTCATTAAGTAAGACTAAAGATGTTAATTGGCCTCCGATAACACCAACATGTCCAGATTTTTGGGAACTCGATGGGTCTGGTAATTGTGTAAATAGCAAGGGTTTAGGAACATGCAAAAAACCTGAAGACAACCAAGTTAAATTTACAACTGATAATTATATTGGTGCGAATGGTCCATGCAACAAATATAAATGGGCTACTGGTTGCGGTGTTAGCTGGGATGGTGTTACATATGGAGTTCCGAACCCATGTGATAGTACTGTTTAATGAAACAATTTAGATTTATTTTTACATATTATATTAATGCATACACTGACAAACAGAGAAAATTTTATTATTGGCTATATAAATTTTTTACCAGAAGATGTAGTTGATTATGAGATAAAAGAATATATTCCTCACGAGTATTTTATGCTCACAAACAAAGACTATTATAAACGATGTCACCATCTTTTAAAACCACGGATAAACAAATATGAGCAGTATATGCGTAGTACTATTCGCAGAGATCATTCATTTGTGTTTGAAACCATAATGAGAGAGAATATTTGCAACTGGTTCTTATTGAAATCATATATTTACAAAAATACAAATTATACTAATTATATCTATTTTATCATTGATTATTGTAATGAACATGAAGCATCAGAGTGCCGACAAGTCCTCGTTGGCTATTTGCGAGAACTTGGTTTGTGTCAAAATCAACATAAAAAGAATGTTAGTAGAAGTATAGTATAGTATAATAAAATATGGAGGAACTAAATGTAAATACAATTTTAAATAGAGATAATCAAGCTTCTACTATGAAAGATATACTGAGAACATTCGAACAAAATAAACACAATCCAATTTTCAAAAAAGGTTTCTATGTTTGTGGCGATCCCGGCACAGGTAAAACGACCTTTGTTGTCAATATACTTAATGAACTCGGATATGATGTTGTCAAGTATGATGCCGGTGACATCCGCAACAAATCTGTCATAGACGAAATTACTGAACGAAATATGTCAGACAAGAATATCATGAGTATGTTCAACAAGAAGGTCCGAAAAATTGCAATCATCATGGACGAAATTGACGGAATGAACAACGGTGACAAGGGCGGAATCAATACACTCATCAAACTGATAAGGCCAAAGAAGACGAAGAAGCAGAAATTGGAGGAGGTGACAATGAATCCAATCATTTGCATTGGGAACTATCGTGTGGATAAGAAGATCAAGGAGCTGATGAAGGTATGCAATACAGTGGAACTGAAGACCCCAACCACTGCACAAATCACATCATTTGTTCAACTCCTATTACCTGCAATTGATTCAACGACTCGAAATACGATTGTCAATTGTGTTCAAGGTGATCTTAGAAAACTTAGCAACATTTATAAGTTGTATCAGTCAAACCCTTCTCTATTCACAAATGAAGTTATAAATAGTGTCTTCCAAATGAAGTCATACAATGATGATACAAAGAAAATCACACAACGGCTTATCAATCAATACTGTCCTTTGGATGATCACATTAGCATCATGAACGAAACAGATCGGACCAGTGTCGGGCTGTTGTGGCACGAGAATATAATTGATGTGCTTGACAAGATGGATAAGAAGGTGTCTGTCCCGTTCTACATCCAGCAGTTGGACAATATTTGTTTTGCGGACTACATTGACCGGATAACATTCCAGAAACAGATTTGGCAGTTCAATGAGATGAGTTCGCTCATCAAGACAATGAAGAACAATAAATTATATCACGAACATTTTACTAAGAAGGCAAAGTTTGCTCCCGCAGAAGTTCGTTTCACAAAGGTGCTCACCAAATACTCGACAGAATATAATAATTCACTCTTCATTCAAAATTTGTGCCAACAGCTGGGAATGGACAAGAAGGACCTATTTGGATTTTTCGTCGAACTGAAGAGCAAATATGATGACAATGAAATGCTTTCACTGTTCGAGAACTTGGAGATATCGAAGCTGGATATCAATCGCATCAATCGGTATTTGGAGAAGTACATCAAGGAAAATGCACCTGACACAGAGGATAAGGAGGTGATTGATTTGGAACCAGAAATTGAAGAAGAGTGTTAATCAATATATTTTAGCATCCAAATGACATAAAAGGTTGTCACATTATAAATGCACTATATACATGCTTAATGCTGTTATCCGAAATGCGAATTACAATGTGTGTAAAATGTGCAAATATTTGCGGTTGGATCCGATGTATCCGAAAGAATATCGAATGGCAAAATGTATGAAGTTTGGTCATAAGTGTATTGTATCGGGGGAAGTATCGTTCCTACTTGCGGAACGATGTAGGCGCGATTCATCATTATGTGGTGAAGAGGGAATACATTTTGAATCATCCAATGGTGATAGCAAATTTTAAGCCTTTGTCGAAAAAAATAATAATTTATTTACATGAATTATTATTTTTTATCTGTTTTGTTTCATCTGTTCAATCTGCCGATCAATCAGTTGTTTGATTTTCCCTTCCAGATATTGGTTCTTTTCTAGATACTCTTTATTCTCGGCAGTCAAAAATCGAATCGTATCATCTTGTTCTCTTATCTTATTCAAGAGCATTTGATCGGGGCGATTTAGATGTTGATCTTGCTGTGCCGAGCGTTTCACCTTTAGCTCTTCAACCTGCTTCAACACATCCGGCTTGTACTCCGGTCGCCCAGGCTCATAAGTCTCCAACAAATCATCCACATCCTCCATATAAAACTGTTTCATCTCTGGATCCTTTATGAAATTTTCCACCGTCAGCGTAGAAGGGGCAACAAACTGATTCGGTGGGCCACCAAGCAACTCCTTCTTGTCAAATGTATTGTGCTGATGCGAGAACACCAAAATGGTCTTGGTTGTGTCGAGCTGGACAAAGGGCACCGTGTAGCCTTTCAAAAAGTGTTTCTCCTCCGCCAAACATGCATCATCCTCGTATCCAGAGTTCGCCAGCAGCTCCCGGCGGAACGCGAATGTTGCAGCCGTGGCGTGATTCGGACCATAAGAACCAAACCGATAAAGCTTACCAATATGCTTGAAATAAATATGCATTTCACTTGATCCGGCACACAAGGCTTTGGGGTTGTTGCGCAACATCTCAACCGCGTGACTTACGCGCTCGGGAGGGTAGTAGTCGTCGTCGTCCATATACACAATCACCTCACCACTGCATTTCTGATGCGCCAAGTTGCGCTTCTTACCAAGCGTCATCTTCTTGTCAAACTTGAAATACTTGACTTGGGGAATATGCGCCACGAGGTCCTCGATCTTGTCCGTTCCATCATCCACGATAATCCACTCCATCTTGTCCTTGGGATAAGTTTGGTGTTCAAAGCACTTTATTATAGCATTGATAAATGGGCGTCGATTGAATGTTGGTGTGCAGATGCTCACGAATGGTTTCTTTGCCAACTTGGGTTGCTTCATTAATTAGAATATATGAATATCATATGTTTATATTCTAATTAGTATATTTGAATAAAGTTTTATGCGTGGATTTTCTTGTGCAATGATTTGATCTGCTTCATTAATTTCTTGTGAGATCTTCCAGTGAAACTATCCATCCAGCTTTCCCAATCAACGTTACCTTTTGATCCTCCACCACCCCCCTGTTGAAACCCGCCTTGTTGCCCACTGCACGACGGTACTTCTCCGTCCTTCGGCTCGCAAGTATTCTCATAAGAAATATCAGATAAATTGGTAAAGTCCACAGGCTTGAATAAATCGATGGATATTATATCGAATGCGATCAATATCAAGACCAGTGAAGATACAATTAGCGCAGGAACACCAAGAGAGAAGTAAGCGTTCAATGTAATGACTGCACCGACGAGGGCCATCAACGGGCTCTTGAAAAACTTGAATGCCTCAATGAGAATACCACCAAACGATTTGGGTGGGAATTTTGATCTATCGCCATAATCTGCGGTATCGGCCATTTTACACTTGTACATTAAGAATCCAATCAAACACACATTGATTGCAAATGGTATTAATAAATAACCAGATATACAAACGGAAATAAAACCGAACAAAAATAACACCCAAAATTTCATGAACGCCCATATGTAAGCAGATGTTCCATCTTCAGATGAATCCAATGAACGCCAGATCTTATTATTCTTCTCTGTAGGATTCGTCACCTTTTTAAATGACCAGGCCAACCCTGTTACAACCAAATAAATCAAATAACCAAAGTCAATGATCGACAACCCAAATGTGAAAAACCCCAAAATGATTGGTCCGAATAATATAATCGCCCATTCGTAAAACATACTATCGAAAAATTTAAACAGTTTGTTAAAGGCACTGTAATTCAACAAAAGCAACCCTTCCATGATATCGGTCATATACCTTATGATAAAACTGTTACTGAATTTCTTATTTTTTCGAAACATATCTAAAAACATATACTTCTTATTGGCAGGGACATCTGCAAAAAGCATCTTCATTGATTGCCCGGACCATGTGCTGAAAATGTTGATGATACATTCCGTATTTTCAGGAATACAGTCTGGTTCTGTCGGAATGATATTCGATGTTCCAAGTTTTGCGTAAAATAAAATGATTACTCCAAATACAAAATAAAGAAATATATTCTTTATATGAACCACGGACATTTTTAAAAAGTTTAATATAGATGTTCCGATTGTAGTTGCTTTATCTTCGGTAGTTGAATTCATATCTTTACTTTTTTTATCTAGTTCATCTGGTTCTAGTTCTGTCATTACTTATATTTAAAAGATAATAAAATATATCAGAAACATTCAAAATATATGCTAAACCACAATTCCAAAAATAATATTGCATATGTATAGTATATATGCAATTACTAATACTAGCCTTACTTGTAATATTTTTCATATCGATGTATTTTTGTAAAGAAGGATTCGCCGTTCGACCGCCGATGCCAAACTTTGGAACAAATACTTGGAAATCCGCATTTGAAAATAGCCAACGAGAATTTGACAAACGATACAAGATCCAGGGAGAAATCTCGTATCCAGTCGGATACACAATGACTGGAGAGTTCATCGATTATGGTCCGATCGCATTAAATGAGGAATTTTATTTCTAAAAGTGGAATAAGTCGCCGTACTTTTTGATCCACCTTTTCCCTTTGCATTTGGATCCACCTTTCCCTTTGCATTTGGCTCCACCTTTCCGTTTGCATTTGGATCCACATTTACCTTTGCATTTGGATCCACCTTTCCCTTTGCATTTGGCTCCACCTTTCCCTTTGCATTTGGCTCCACCTTTTCCAAAGGTGGATTAGGTCGCGTACAAGAGACCGGCATTTCCACCAATGAATGTAACGACATTGTATCTCTCCTCCATGACATATAAATTGTAGTTATAGTCGAAAATTCTCCATGTCGGTTTGTTGATTCCAATTATTTCCCCAGTATCTGGGTCGCAAATTGTAAGTGATTGCGCTAAAGGATCCAGTGGCGGGGTTATCGTCGTAAATTCAAATTGGACATTCTTGAACTTGTTCATGTTCATTGCACCCGAAGGCTGGTCTGATGGACCCGAGTTTAAGCAGAAATTGTAGCAATACACACCGTCGGGTGCGACACTCGCGGTCCTCGTGTATTTCTCAATGTAATTAAACACCCCAACAGGAAGAATGTTCTCTCTGTACTGACCGTCCAACAAAATTCCTAATCCAACCAAAATTTCCTTGTTGTTCTGTGGGCTGTATGGTCCAGACGTGAAGAGACCTGTTGGAGACCCATCTACATTAGCTCCAGGACCTATATAAACATAAGGAGGGTTGGGACCAGATGGGTTTGGATACTGAACTGTTCCACTCGCGGAACCTGGTGTCGAATCATTCGGGACATAATTGTATGGCCAATTCGTGTAGTTAGACCACTCATTCCGCAAATTTACATCGCTCCGTTGGAAATAGAACATCCAACCACTCACTAAGCCCATCGAATTCAGATCCACCTTGTTCTGACCGGTCACATTGTAAAAAATAGATTCACGCGCCTGCTTGAACAAATACTTCTGCTCATTCTTGGCAAAGAGCTTCGACTCGTCATTGGAAAGAAAACAGTATGTGCAACTCAAATTAATGTCGGCATTCCAATCGGTTCGCTTATCGATATAAACATTATTATTAGTAATATCCTGAGCCGGTGGGGTCTGAAGAAACCGATACATTTGCATATACGGCAAATTGAAGTTCGGTGCCACATACGGGAAATTATTCACCCAGTCCATCACATCACGAATGCGGAAGAGCTCACATAAAGGGCGCATGGTTATGCTGACCTGCAGCTCATTGTATTGCAAAGCGACCAGAGGGAATGCCATTGTGCTGCGCATATTAAACCACGCACCGAGCGGAACATAAATCGTCTTGCTTTTAATCGCAGGCTGCGCTCCAGCAGGGGAATCGGTGTAATAGGAATTCGGATAAGAATTCACATGTGCTCGGTCATTGGCGGGATCATTAAACTCCGCTGTATTCCCCGACATTTCATCGAACAGGCCCTTCTTTCCAACATCGCGCTGCACCGAGGCCAGCAAATATTGCCCAGAATACTCCTGTATGGTCTGATTTCCACAAGTTATGCTTACTTTGCTAATCATGTGTGCCCCCAAGTCATCGATCCATTTAAACTCATACGGCGCCCAAGTGGTGTATCCGGTCCCGTCGCTCTTTATTTGCGGAGGCATTATCGGAGACCATATATTGGGAAGCGTAAACGACAAATAGCAGTCCATCAGCAAGTCTGCATACCTCTTAACTTTGAATGTGAATGTGGATTCTTCCGTGAGACGAAGCGAAGGAGTCCCCTCGTGATCAAGACGAAAATGTTGCAGGCCAAAATTGGTGTATTTGGCATAACTCGATTTCCAGAATGTTTTGCTAGGATTACCATTTAATATCACATTTTGCTGGCCTTGAGCCACTAATTGCATTAAGCCGCCTGCCATTTTACTATGTACACATATTTATTTAATATTTAATTATGAAAAATTACTCTACCTATATATTAAACTATGTCGGAAGCAAAAGAACAAATAACAGAAACAATCAAGACTGCTGCTGCAAAATTCAGAAGTTTAGATGAACACTTTATATCCGCGATGCTAATGTGTATTATCATATTCATAATATGCGTCGCTGTATGGTATATTTACAGTGATAGCAAACTGCAGAAAAATGAATGTAACTACATGAACAAAATGTATGGCGATGTGAATGGCAAAATAAGTTCTATTTGTGGCAAACCCGATGCAGGTGATTACTTGTGCAATTATTACATCAAGAGTGCCTACAATTGCTGCTCCGGTGGAAGCTACAAGAACGATTATGTCGATATTTGCAATTTGAAAGCGGTTATAAAGCAAGGTGCGAGGTGCTTAGATTTTGAAATATATTCCGTTGATGGAGAACCAATTGTTTCTACTTCGACCAGCAATAACTACTATGTTAAGGAAACCTACAATGTCGTTAAATTTGTAGATGTAATGAAAATTATCGATATGTATGCATTCAGTGATGGAGCTCCGAACTCAGCAGACCCAATCATTATTCATTTTCGATTTAAGAGCAATAGCCAGAATATGTACAAGGCTCTCGTAAAAATACTTCAAAAATATAGTTCGCGGCTTCTGGGTGCTCAAAACAGTTACACAAATGGTCAGAACATTGGCACTTCGTTGAAGCTATCCGATTTGACGAACAAGATTGTTTTAATCGCTGATGCGGACAATACTTCTTTCAAGGAGAATTCTGATTTAACGGCTCTCATAAATGCAACCAGTCATTCGGATAATATCAGATGCTTCCAATATTTCCAAGTGAAAAACCCGCCCGATTTGGAAGAATTGGAGAACTACAATAAAGGAGGTTTTATGACGATCGTTTTGCCAGATAGTGGCATGAACCCTGAAAATCCAAGCGCTGCATTGGCGAGGGCTATGGGATGTCAGATGGTTGCGATGCGTTACCAATATGTTGATAATTATTTAATCAGCGACATTAACTTTTTTAATGATTGCGGATACGCGTTCTGTAAAAAGCAAGATAAAGATAAATATGTTCCTGTTGTAATTGATCCACCGACCCCACAGGACCCTGCTCTTAATCCTGAACCCAAGAATCTAGATACTAATGTCGGGGTTACTGTTACATACTAGTTCCCTCTTGTTGGTTTAAAATATTTTTCTCTCCATTGTATAATGAAACAAACAGTAAAGTGCGATAAATCATTAACATTTCAAGAATGCGAATTGGCGATTCTTCGAAGTGCTATTGATTTAGCGGAAACAAAAATGGGAAAGCGTCTCGTAAATACACCCGAAGTTCAAGAGATGATCCAAATCGTCGAAGACTTTTTAAAGCGAAAGACTCTGATTTGTTACGGCGGGGTTGCGATCGACGCGCTCCTCCCCGAACAAGACAAGATCTACGACAAGGATGTCGAGTTGAGCGATTACGATTTCTATTCTCCAAATGCGCAGGATGATGCAAAAGAGTTGGCCGACATTTACGCGAAGAATGGATACACCGAAGTCGAGGCGAAAGCCGGTGCTCACAAGGGAACATTCAAGGTGTTTTGCAATTTTATGGGTGTTGCCGACATCACCTACATTCCTCCCGAACTATTCGACGCATTGAAAAAGGATGCGGTCCGAGTAAAGGGCATCTTGTATTGTCCTGCAAATTTTCTCAAGATGGCAATGTATTTGGAGCTCTCAAGACCCGCGGGGCAAATTGATCGATTCGAAAAAGTTTTTAAACGGCTCAATCTACTCAATAAATACTATCCATTGAAAACGGTTGATTGTAACGATATTGACTACCAGCGTGAAATGAATGATATTTCACACGAAGACGATATATACAAGGTCGTTCGTGACACATTTGTCAATCAAGGTGTAGTGTTTTTCGGAGGATACGCTATCAATTTGTATTCGCAGTATATGCCGAAACAGCTAAAACGTAGGGTGGAAAACATTCCAGATTTCGATGTTCTCTCGAATGATCCGGAGACAACTTGTGCAATTATTGAAGAACGCCTTTCAGATATTGGAATTAAAAATGTTAAGATAGTCAAGCATGATGCGATTGGCGAGATAATTCCGGAGCATTATGAAATTGTAGTTGGCAAGGACTCTATTGCATTTGTGTATAAACCGATCGCGTGTCACAGCTACAATGTGATAAATATAAGTGGTCAAAAAGTGAAAGTTGCAACGATTGACACGATGTTGAATTTCTATTTGGCATTTTTATACGCTGATCGTGATTATTACAATCAGTTTGCCGAGCGAACACTGTGCATGGCGAAATTTCTGTTTGATGTGCAGCAGAAGAATCGTCTGGAGCAGAAGGGCCTCTTGCGTCGGTTCAGCATCACTTGTTACGGTCACCAAGAGAGCGTTGCGGAGATGAGAGAACATAAAAATAAAATATACAGCGAACTAAAAATGAAGAAGGGAAACAAAGAGTATGATGATTGGTTCTTGAATTACAAACCTGTTGTCAAAAAAGGCGATGTCGATCCGACTGAAAAAAAGGCACTGACAAAGGAACCTGATAAGTCAAATAAAAAGAAAAAGAAACGAAAGGCTACCAAGAAGAGAAAGAGCTTTTTGGGAATTTATTATTCTACAAATAATGCTACCAAACGAAAGAAACGAAAGTACTAATTTATGCAACTGATATCAGATGCATAAATTAGAAAATTACACGCTATAAATTACACGCTATAAATTACACGCTATAAATTACACGCTATAAATTACACGCTATAAATTACAAAGTAGATGAATATAAAATATATTTATATTCGTTTAAATTATATATGATTGGATTATTATTTGTTGGATTACTTTTTGTAGTTACATTTTTGATTGAAAAAACTACAAATTTGAAACCTACTATTAATTATAATGATAAATTTGAATACATACCTATAATAACAGCTAATATTTATGCGGATTTATTTATTATTTTTGCTACTTTCGCGAAAATTTTTGTCAATATCAAATCTTTAGATGGATGGTATAAAAAATATAGATTGTCTGCTATGATTGCGGATATATTGATTGGTGTTTTATATATATTATTAGGAAGATATCTAGTTTTTAAAAGTGGTCTAAAGATTGGTCTCACAGCATTTGCTGCTATATGTGTATTCATTCAAATAATATTTGACTTTCTATTTTATATTTTCTTTACCGCCGTTCCTAAAGGCTCACATGATATGTTAGATCATTTCAAAGGTTATGCAAAAGAAGCAGGTTCTGGTGCTTTATTAGGAGATAGTTTTCTTGTAATAATGGCTGTTATAATAAGTGCTTTATTGAACCAATCAAGTTATGATACTAATATAGTATTTTTAATCATGAGTATTTACTTGACGCCTTATTTTATTTACATGAAAGATTAAGGATACTGTTTTGATTCACAAATTGGCAGGCATTTGTTTTCATATACAATAGGTTTCCAATACAACACTAAAACACGATTTTACAATCCGAGCAAACAGTTTGTATAGAATCGTTTTCTCAATACCCATCGTATATCTACTTAAAATATTCAAAATACATACAGTATATACAATGATCATTTCATTGTATCCCTTTATGGATAAACGCGATCTATTTATTATACCCCACTCATTCACATAACTACACATTGGGGTTTCAGATTGCTTGATGTAAAAGTTATGTATGTCCAACATTCCGGTCAATATTCGATGGAAATTTGTCTTCTCGTTCTTCACATTGAAAAAGTTGATTAGTTTGTCATATCCGAATAGATCTAAATATAGAATTTTCTTGTTCGGACAAGGTTTAAACATATACGGATTCACGCCATCAAGGTATTTATTTTTATACAGCAGCTTTCCATCAATTACGAAAGGTAAATGACACGATTTTGATATAGCATCGAATACTTCATCATTGGTTTTGTATAAGTATTTTACTACCTTGTTTCTCTTCTCAATGTTATTGTACGAAACATACAATTTGTTGTTCAGTTTATTATACAAATCTGTGTCATGTTTTAGCTTATTTTTTAGATCCTGAATACACGACATTGTATTTGAGTTTTTCATCTCGTTATATACGATATTGTATAAATCGGGCATCGAATCCAATGAATCTGACAAGTAAGCTAATCCCACAATGGAACCTATGCTTGCACCCGAAATCCGATCGACACGAATATACTTTCGTCGCTCCAACTCTTTCAAAAATTGAAGAGCGCCTATCAAGTATGATCCGTTGAATAAACCGCCGTCTAACACTAAATCAATTCGTAATGGTGTTTTTCTCTCTTTGAATTCATCGGGGATGTTATCCACAAGTCTTGTTATATATTGATTTATCATTTACAAATCAATATAAAGTTTTTAGTTTATGTTGCCGCAGATTATTTTTTGAATTACAAAATAATCTGTGTCAACATAACTGGATATTACTGGTTCGAACAATTTTTTATCTTCCTTAATTTATTTCT